CCAATATCAATAGTTAAAACTATTCCTGTCGCAACTGTGGGTGCCGTTTCAATAGATGAATTTCTTCCTGAATAAGTATCGGCCGCATATGAATTTCTGTAACCGCCACCACCTGCACCAGCTCCGCCTTGGCCGCCACCTCCGCCGCCACCTCCAATAACTAAATATGAAAGTGTATAAGGGGCTCTTCCAGAAGCTCCGCTACCGAATCCTAAAACTTGATAACCAAAAGACATGTTCTATTCCTCCTATGCGTCGTTAGCTGCATCAGTGGTATAGAATAATTTGATTCCTAATACTCGTGCATCACCGGTAAAGGTGTCACTACCATCTGCTGCATCTCTATAAAGTTGAAAAAATGTTTGATCGTTGTCGGCTGGAGATCCTGCAATAGTTACTGCACCACTTACGGCAGTCATCTGTACATCTTCTACAGTACCTATGCCAGCATCTGTTACTTCTACCGCTGTTCCAAAAGCTACATCAGCTGTGTCACCTTCAGTACAACTGACTCCTTGAAGACCAAAAATGCAGTTATCTGTATTAGTATTACTGGGACTCCAAAAAACTTGATAAGTTACGGTTCCTAAATTCCATGATTTAGGCATTGCAATAGCAAACTGTGCATATTCTGCTGTACCTGCATCAAAATCTAAAACTTTTAAATCTGGTCGTGTTGCTGTTGTCTCCACTTGTTGTGCATCAGCACCATTTGTTTCTGAACCATACATCGCTTGTGCAGGTATCCAAATTGTTTCTGTGCCGGCAATTTTAACTGCTGCTGTTCCTGATTTAAGAACTCCCGATCCTTTAGGATTTAAATTTATATCAACATTAGTTTCATCACCTGTTGAAGATAAAGTAGGCCCAGCACCTGCCGCTGCATTAGCGATTGTAAATTCGTTTACCGCAGATCCTGTAGCTGTTAAAAGAGCTAATTCAAGTCCATTCGTGTCTAAAATAGATGTACCAATTTTTGGTGAAGTTAAAGTTTTGTTTGTTAAAGTTTCTGTTCCAGTAAGGGTTACCATTCCTAGATCAACAATATTCGGATTAGTACCATCATCGGCAGCCGCATAAACTATTTTAGTTCCTTTATCAGTAGCACTCCATGTAACACTAGAGCCTGAACCCGTGACATATTTAAATTGAACTGTATATGCGCCTGATGATCCGTTTTCTATAATATAAAAAGTTTGAACGTCTAAAGGAATAGTTACTACAGTAGCTTCCCCAATGGTTCCTGTGAATTTTATAATTCTGTGTGCAAGAGTAGCTCCTGTTGATCCATCACTTACAGATAATGTAGTAGGGGTTGATGCTATAGATTGTTCGACATAACCACCAGCAATCTGTTCGATAATATCCCAGTTTGTATTTGTTAATGTTCCCCATGTACCGGCTTTTTCGCCAGTGGCCATAAGTTGAACCCCTAAACCTGTATAAGTTGATGGCATATTTTTAAATCTCCTAAGCTGCTTCCGTATCTACGTCTGTATACGATGTATTTGATCCAGTTGCAACATTAGAATACGAAGTATTTGAGCCCGTGTCAACATCTTGAAAATGCTGAATCCCTAAAATTCCTACAGAAATTGTTGCAGAAACTCCAGTGAGTCCCATTACATCAGCGGGTGTAATAGCTCCTACCGAAGTAGTCGCACTGACTCCAGTTAAACCCATGACATCCGCAGGGGTAATGGCTCCTACAGAAGTAGTTGCTGAAACTCCTGTCGGAGCAACAGTAGGATTAGAAGTAACGTCAGGATCTCCAAGAGCAGTTGTTGCCGATTGACCGGTTAAAGTTAATGAAAGACTAGTGTCAATTGTTGGTGCTCCAACAGATATTGTTGCTGAAACGCCGGTTAAAGGAACTCCTTCTCCCACAACAATCGAACCGACTGAAATTGTACCTGCAACTCCGGTTAAAGCAAAAGTAACATCTCCAACCATTGTTGGTGTGCCTATAGAAGTTGTTGCCGAAACTCCTGTAAGTCCCATAACATCCGCAGGTGTAATGGCTCCTACACTAGAAGTGGCTGCTACACCGCTTGGTCGAACTGTGCCTTCTGTAATTGTTCCCCAACCATTTTCACCCCAAGTTAATGTACCCCATCCAGGATAAAAAGAAGGAGTTGCTGTTCCTAGAGTAGTGGTTGCTGAAACCCCTGTAAGAGAAACTGTAAGACCTGATTCTCCCCAGTTTTCATACCCCCAGTAATCACTACCCCATCCTGTAGTAGCGTAAGCTTCAATGCTTCCAACTGATGAAGTTGCGGATACACCGGTTAATGAAATAGTGACTGTATCGGATTGCCAGGAATTATAACCCCAGGTAGTTCCGGCTTTATTCCAAGTGTTAGCCATAAGGAAGGACTCCTTATGCTATCTGTATGATCGCTGTTGATGCGGCTGCTGCTGGAAATTCAATCGTGAAAGTTCCGCTCGTAACGGTTTTATCTCCACCAAAGGCGATTGTACATACAGCTGGATCTCCAGATGCTGAATCGTTAAAAATTAAACAGCCATTAGCTGTGAAAGAAGCGGACGTCCAACTCGTATTAGCAAAATCACAAACCGCTGTATCACTATCCAACACAGGAGTCACACTTGTTAAAGCGTTTCCTTTTGCCGAATAAGCAGATCCAGAAGTATTAGAAATTTCATTTGTTGCTGAGTAAGCGGTTGTAGATTTATTTATAGTCGCTGAACTTGTATAAAGAGCCAAGTTAAAAGTATTACCTGAAGATGCAGTAAAATTATGTACTGCTGTCAAAATTTCTGTTTTAAAGCTGTTGCAGACTGCTGATGTTATTGCCATAGTTTTTATTCCTTTTAAGGTGAAGGTGAATCAATTTTTATACGAATCGTTCCATCGTCATAATCATCTCTTCGTCTTCTACCTACTTGTTCGATAGCGAACTTCTCTACCTCTTTATTATATCGTTGCTCGTAATATGTCAACATATCTTGGGGGCCTTTTAAATACCCAAAAGCCTCTACCAAACAGGCATAAAGCAGGCCATTCGCAAAATTCCTGCTTAAATACGTTCCAGTAATATTATTAACTAAACTACCAGGTATAGCTACATAATTAACTTGAAAAGTATATGTTTTATCCGGACACGGAGCAAACATAATGGTACCTGAAGTCGTATCTGAAAACCCTGTGGCTCCTCCAAACATGGCATAATATTTAGGAATATCTCTTCCTGTGGCTACCGTTGTACCCGCTGTTCCATAATTATTGTATTCATTTAAAAAGGTAACATCTCTTTTTTGTAAATAAATTAAAGTGTTAGGAGAAGTATCATCTTCGGTTACTTGAATTGATCTTACTGCCAAACATCCCGCAGGAGCATTAATATATTCTTGTCCTACGACTAAAGATCCGGTTTGAGATTTTCTATCGGCATCTATATTAACATCTCTTAAAATCCTAGTTTCCGCATCTGTAATAAAACCATCAGTAATCGTAGATGTAAAAACATTTGTGGTATCCGTAACTTCAGTGTAATTCTGAATTGCTGTCGTCAATGTTGCATATGTAAAATTAGTTGCCATTAGCTTTGCGGTCCTATCGCTTTGAGTGTAACAGGTCCAGAAGAAACACTATCTCCTCCAAACTTTATCCCTCCAGTTGTAGCAGTATCTGTACTAACGGTAAAGTGATAATAATTAGCTGGAGTCTTTAACAATTGAACTGTAGCTCCTGTAAGATGAGAAGCTGCTGTAGAACCAAAAGCTCCTCGTGTTATTCCTGTTAAATTATTTCCACTCGTTCCTGTGTAACTTAAAATTTCTGTATCAATTAAAACTCCCCATGTCGGTGTTCCGACGGGATTGGTTGACGTAGGTTCAGACTGTCCTGTAGCCACTCCAGTAAATTGTGTTGCACTTGCTAAAAGTACAGTTGTCGTACTAGCGTCAATTGCTCCATTAAGAGTCGACGTATTAGCATAGAGATATCCTGGCTTAATGGTATAACCTGCAGCTAAACAAATTTTAGCTCCTGTGATTCCGTCTATCGTAGGAATATCTTGAAATACAAATACACCATCATCGAGCGTTCCTGTAGTGCCTCCAGTCGTAGGAGGCCCTCTAAATCTTACCGTATCTCCATAACTTCTTTGATGATCTGTTTGTTCAACATTTATAATTCCCGAAGCCGCTGCATAAGTTTGAAAAGGATTATATCCTAACCAACGCAATGCGTCAGGAGCGGGTTGTTGCACTCTTACTTTACCTAAAGCTGTGGGATCGGCTTGATGAGGATAAGGATTTAATTGTGGTTGTTTAGCTTCAAATTCAGAATAATGAACGAATAAACCATTCCATTGAGTAACCATTTCATTCCATGGAAAAGATTGTCCACTAATGTCTGAAACTGCAAGTGCATATTTTCCCTGTGCATATCGTGCCATAATTAAATATTCGGATAATACGTCTTCGGTGTAATATACGTACTTGCTTCCGAACCATCCGCTGCCTCCGCTCTTAGTAATTCATCTTCGTATAATAATTTTAAATTTTGTGTTCTATCCGGTGCATATTTTTGACTTAAATAATACGCCAGACCCCCACACATCGCCGGGATATAATTATAAGGAACATCCGTAGCATTA